GAGTGAAGAGGAACAGGCCGCCGATAACTGCCTCATCGTTGATGATTAATCTCTGTTGGTAGAAGTAGAGATGCCTAACAAAAAGAACAATAAGAAGAATGCTAATAAAACTGTCAAAGCTGTAAGAAATCCACTTACCGTAATACCAAGAGGTATGGGGACTGGATTGTTTAATAAATCATTTGTTCCAAAGAAACCCTCGGTTCCAAAGCGCCGCACTCGTCGTCGCTCATCCCGCTCTGGTATTATGCCTCGCATTATGTACGAGTAAAAATTCTTTTTTATTTCCTATCGTATAATTTATACGATTAGAAATTAATTACGACGAGTTCTCTTGCGTCGGGTGCCACCACGAGACAACTTCGCCGCCAGTTTCGCTTCAGCGATTGTGGCGTTCAAGTTTCGTGGATGCTTGCTACGAAGTCTGGAAATAAGACTGCGTACAGTTCTGGTGGCAGCATTACTTCCTTTACGATTTAATACAATACGGCCAACTTCCAAAATATCACCCTTTTTTGTTAAAAGTGTGGCATTTTTATCAATCTCAACATTCACAACGGAGTTTAGATTGTTCATTCTATTTATACCAGGAGTTTAATGCTTACGACTGCGTTTGCTCTTCTTGGCGTTCTTACGATTGTTGCGACGACTCTTACGACGAGCACCACCGAAGAGAGCCTTGACTGGTGCTGGGGAAGAACCGTTTTCAGGTCCAACACGAGCAGCGACAGGCCATACTTCGTTAAACGCAGCGACACCATCAGGTAAGAAGACACCCTGGTCTGTTGATGGAGAGAAGGTAAATCCAGCAGATGAAGCGTTGTAAACAGGTAATGAGGAGCCTGGTCCACGGTAGCATTCTTCAGGGTAGGCGTTTGGTGTACCGTAAGAACCGGCACGCTGGGCACTGCGGCGGCGACGCACGCTGCCGCGGCGACGCACGCTACGACGACGACCGCCCTGCATAAACGCAGGATTCAATGTTCCTTCCTGGTACGCTGATACACCCGCAGCTGAAGGTGGAGGTGCCAATGAGTATAAATCGGCAGGAGCACGAGGATCAGGTGTTGTCACAACCTGGGGATTGAGTAAATGATGAGTGCCGGCACGACCATCACAAGGGACTGGTACATGTAAGGCATCTACATTAGGACCGTCACCACCAATGCTCTGGCTGGGGTCAATCGCATAACCGTATGTACCACCACCACGAGTGCGACGAGTCTTACGACGACCACCACTGTATGGCGCATTATTACGAAGAGCCAATCCAGTAAATGATGGGGCACCGCAACCGCAACCACCTCCGCTCATCATTGGTCGGCCACAACCGCAACCACCGCCACGTACTCGGCGGCGACTGCGTCGTCCACCCGCCATAGGAGCCTGTGCGGCAGCGAGGCTTTGATTTGTCACCTCGTTGTAGAGTTCGCCGGGGCGTTCGGTCCAGTAACAGTCGCTGTATGGTTTAGTTACAGCGTATTGACCGAGACCAGTCTGGTTGGCCCAGTCACCACCAGGCTGCTTATCAATTGGGAAAAGAGTTCCTTCAGCGGCGTAACCGCCTCCACGACGATTTTTACTTCCGTGAAGTCCGTGCTTCTTATTCATTCCTCGGCGTAACGCACGATTCATCCTCTAACTTACACCCCTGTTTTTTTTACATCAATCACAGACTTAATCTCCCATTTATCAAATTGTTTATTATGCTCTGCTACAACCTCAATCTCGTCCAGATTCGCCAAACGGAGTGCCTTACTAATCGCCAGAGTTCTCACTAATCCCAAGCCCAATCGTTCCGCACCTCGCCATACCGAATAAACATCGGGTCCTACCTCCTTCTTCACCTTGAAAATATCAGCGTTCGCCTCGGCCTCTTTTGTCTCTTGCGTCGCCGGTGTCGTCTCCACCTTGGGTGGAATCCAAATAATCCGTTTCGTATTCGGCGTATTAAGAACAAATTCAACGACATGATTCGCATCGGGTTCTTGGGCCTGTACCAAGTTCACCGATGTATATTTTGCTAAAATTATCTCTGTGCCCTGAATTTCTAACATAGGTTTGAAGTGGTTGGTGACAAAGTCGGCGACGATGCGCTCCCATCGCTCCTTAAACGGCTTCGTCTGCCAAACTGGCGCCGACTGCCAGGTGAGCACGTCTTCAATCACGAGTTGTTTAGATTTATTGTAATAAGCGGAGAAGATGGCGCCGTCGGTGAGTACGGCCTGGGATAGGCGCATACGAATACGCTGTGGACCCATCTTTGCCGCAATCGGTGGCAGGTACACCGCATATCCAAGATTGGGAACAACCGCAAGGAATCCTGAAAGGATACCACGTGGTCGAATGCTTGCTACGACTTTCTCTTTACGAATAAGGGCTTTATCGTTTCCGTTTTCGGCGTACATACGACTGATGCCGAGGGTTTTGCCACGGGCTCCCCATCCACTGTTGCCTACGTATTCTTCGGCTGCGGCGACCCAATCCATTGCGTTGTTGTAGGGTATGATTAATTAATGCGACCGGGTTTTAGACCGGCTAGAATTAACCAGAAGAAATTGAGGTTGCCACATACTCTACATTCTTTCCAAACGTAAGACCGCCCGTCGCTGATTGCGTTAAATAGGGAGAACTTGTATTATCTGCCCACTGCGTTATACCGTATGTATCATAAGCGATTAAAAAATCGTTTTGGGCGCCCGTCACCGGTATTGTGACACCTGATGATATCGGCTGGCCGTTCGGTGGTGGTATAACCGCACCACTTAGGTCGTACGGCACATCGTATGTTGTTGTATCGGCGGTCATATTACCACTCAAATACAAATACGATTGAAAATTAGTTATGTATAAGGGGACCCCTCCAAATATTATTGTTACCCATTTTACCACTCCTGCTGAATTATAATTGACTATTACACCGTTGCCTTCTGGCGCAATAGTGATGGGACCAAATGAAGTTTGATTCGTGCTATAACATGTTAAATTACCGCTAGTAGTGCCTACCAAGTAAATGTTTGATGTTGTTCCCGTGAGTGCGTTAATTGTATTTGTCGTGGTGCCTATAATATTAGTTCCCCATTGTGCCACACCTGATTTGTTAAACTTCACAAGATAGGCGGCGGTTCCAGAATTATATCCATTTATTGTTATGACCGGCGCTGTCTGTAATACCAAAGAGTTAGGTGGATATACTAAAAATGGACCAGACATACGGTTTCCGTTATATGTACCGGTGGCATAAATATTATCATTTGTATCAACAAAAATTGCCGTTGCCGATGCTGTATTTAAATTTCCAAGACTCACGGCCCAAACAGCATTGCCGTCCGTAGTATACTTTGCTACAAAAACCGATAGGCCGCCAACTGAGGAAACCGACGACAAACTTATACCAGAATCTAAATCACCTGGTGGATTGTAAAAAACCAGATTACCTGTTGGACCGTAGGTTCCTGTCACATAAATACCTGTTGGTCCTATTGCTATCGCTGTCACCGTACAATTCGCATTTGACGCACCTATCTCAGTGACCCACGAGACTGCGCCACTTGAAGTGTTTTTCAAAAGAAGTCCACTTTTGTAATTTCCTGCTAACGGATACACTTGTTTAGAAATTACTTTATTTGAAGTTGGATAATTCACTGAATATAAAGTACTGTATCCTGAAAAATTTAATGTATAAAAAGTGTTGTTTAATTTAGTTATATTAAACAATAAAGTTCCATCACCTAAATTTGTTATTTTTGGACCGTTTGGGAAACCAGGTTTTTGATAAATATATTTAACAAAGTTATTTGTGCCGTACAAACTAATGTATATATTATATGAAGAAGGATCCGCATAAATACAATTTACACTTTTAGGAACGTTAATATATCTACCGGTGCCTGTATATGTATTTACATTTAAAAAAAGATTACCACTTGGAGCCCAATTACCAGCTGTATCTACTCCAGCGACATCCCAAATAATACCACTTATATCGGCATAATGACCATTATTATAATCAGTTATAAGAAGATGTCCATTACTGAGAGTGCCATGGTTTGTATAAGAAACACCAAATGGAAAAATTATAGCATCGCCTAAGCCAGATATATTATTAATACCCTTAAATGTGACAGAGGTTAAACTAGGAGGGGTAGTACTATTATTCACAATTGCTCTTGCAAGCACATTTGGAGTCCTTAAATTTACCATATATAACGCCGATGTATAATTGGTTGTTATAGAAAAAACACCGTCAATATTTGGATAATTAGTATTTGTTATAAATTTTACCGGTGGATCTAAAAAGGTTGTATTCAATTGCCAAATTATTGTTCGGTTTCCATTTATATATAAATAACCAGCCAACCATACAATCGATGGTATAGGTGTGCTCAATCCGTAACTACTAAGATTTTTTTGGTTGACAATCTCTCCTGTAGGTTTAAATTTGTATGCTGTTGGATTACTATCAATTATATAGATATATGTACCGTCACTTGTAATTGCCGACGCATTAAACAAATTGACATTTGGTTTCAATGTTGTAGGATATAATAATCCGGTTGAATCATAAATATTCAAGTTTGTAAAAAAAGTACCGGCTTGATAACTATTTACACCATCAGTTAAATTAGCGATTAATTTTAAATATGTTTGTGATGTGAGATAGGAAGCCCATTGTGCGATTCCGTTTGAATTATATTTAACTATATAACTTCCATTGGCGACAGTTGAAATTGGTGCTGCTGTAACCAATTGTGTTCCATCGGTATTCACAAAGATAATGGAACCTGAAAAATCGCCTACCGCATACACATTCGTTCCATCTGTCGTTAAATTATGATTTGATACCACACCACTAATATCAGTTGCCCATTGAATATAACCGTCATTATCATATTGTTCAATATTACAACCTACAGAGGCGAGAGTAGTGTTAGGTTGAGGAGGCGGTGGTATTTTCGGCAACCTTGGAACGCTGGCAATATACGAATAGTATTGTGGTAACGTAGTATTTACAGCTCCCGCTTCTAAATCTGTTATAATAGAGACTGATGAACCGTTTCCACCATTTCCTCCACTCCACGCCACTGTATTTGTAGTACGAATGAGTCCGTTATTAATGGACTGATTTGTAAGTGTTGCGCCCGCAAATATCATACGTTCCCTTTGAGCCGCTGTAGTAGCGGAGGCACCGGTATTTGTAACGGACGGAATTTTCCTATTGAAGCCTAGCATTTATATCATTGAAAATGAACTATTCATTTCTGCGCCATCAAAGGCACCTACACCCTGCATAAAGTCGCCGCCATTTTGCAACATCTCTGGTGAGTAACCGACGGCATTATGAGGACCAGGTGATGAACGCTCCGACCCTAAGCCAGATGAGACAATCTTACCGACTCCAGGACGCTGACGGTGCTCAATCATCTGCTCTGGATGACGTAAGTTAGAACCGAACTCGGCGTCCATAAATGCTACGCGATTGAGTGGGTCCGTCGCTTCAGGAGGGTCGTAATGAATCGCCGGTGGAGTGCGTTGGAGCGGCTCGGGTAATCGCATATCCTCCTCCGTCATACCAACTGGAACCGGCATCGGTTTAGCGACAGGTGGGCGTTGGCGTGTTGTCATCACCGGAGCAGCCGTTTCTGGTGACTGTGCCCCACCGACAACACTATCAGGCGACTGCGTATTATAGACCTGAGGTGGAATATAAGGGGTCTGTTGGGTTGCTGTCATTTGAAGTGTAGGCTGTACATGGCTCAACTTAGGATAACCTTTAGCAGCATTTAGTACCTCGTTGACACGAGTATCTACCTGTGCTTCCAATATACGAGGGTAATTGGAGGCTTTAACGATATGATAGCCAAAAAAAGCAAAAACTCCTACAATAATTAATAATATAACCCAGGCCAATGGTATCCGGGTCGCCATATGTTCTACTAATTTCAACCCTGAAATTTGATTCGTTAATTCCACGCAAATAAATCTGTCCCCCCAAATAAAATCATGGCTAATCTTTTTCCCGATTTGTCGGGAGTCGTTACATCGCTCGTTAAAGAACTAGACGGCAAAGTACTCACCTCAACCGGCCTCATCAATCATTTACCTAAATTCGTTCTTGTTGCCTGGACCAGCAATCTCTCTGCGGAAAAGGCGGACGCCCAAATCTTAGCCGCTTCAAAGCACCTCATTGAGAAGTTTGTACCTGCAGAACAGCAGTCGGTTTTGAATGCGTTCGTTGATGCAACATTCCCTGCGATTTTGACGGCCTTGAAGTCGTTGATTGACCAGGTGAAGGCTGAGGTCTTGAAAACTGCGACTGGCGCTGTTGGTGATGTTGAAAAGGTCTGTTTGAAATCTTGCCTCCCATCTCTTTTTGGTTTCTTAAATTGGACTGCGAAGGAGGTCCCCGCTGTTGCCCCTGCCGTTGCTGCGGTTGAGGCTGCTTTACCCGCTGAGATTCCTGCTGTTGTGGAGACTGTTGAAGAGGCAGCGGCTGCTGACATTTCTTCAGCTCTAAAGACTGCTGCTCAAGAAACTCCCGAAAAGGAGGAGGAATAGAGACATTTAAAGTATTAAGAGTTTCCTGAATTTCTAACAAAGTACCACGAATATAGAGTAAATTTCCCGCTTTGATATGTTGATCGTAGATGACCTCTTCGCTCCACATATCATCAATGCTGAGCGGTGGTGCCTGGATCGTTAGCGGTTTCGTCGCCTCCAAGAGAAACTTTTCATCCTCCTGTTCGTAATCGGCCACCGGTGTACGTTGTTCCGCTTGCCATACAGCATCCCAGTTCGCCGATTCCTGGATAAATCCCCAATTTGCGCCCCATCGCACAACATGCTGCTTGAAACGACGTGATTTTGCGTGAGTTTTATGAAACTCTTTAACCGCTTTGCCACTGTAGGTGAGTTGGTACGACATTTGTGGGCCTTATATTAATAACGGGTCGCAACGCTTAAATCGTGACGGTTGAATAAAAATTGAAGGCATTTAAGCACTCTTTGGAATAAGATAATACAAATGTGGTGTCTTGTTTTACAACCAAAAGGAACAACTCGTAATGCAACATTGCCCGCTGGACGCACCGAAGTTCTTGACTGCGATGCTGCCTGTGCTATTCTTCGTCGTGCCACTGCGCCAGAACTCATCGGCACATTTAAATGGGGTGCGATGACCGTCTACCTATTTGGATATAAGACCGGCAAGGCAGGTACCGAAAATAAACATGAACTTCCCCCACCACACGATACCGTTCTTCTATTCGGTGAAGCGTTACTCTGCGCAACACAGGCCGGTGCCCTCGTCTCCTTTGATGCGAACATGTATAAGAATTTCTACAACGAACTCAACGGTGGTTTTGACGACTTAGATGATGAAGAGGACGAAGAGGACGATGAAGACGAGGATGAAGATGAAGAAGAAGAGGAAGAGCTCAAAGAAGAGGAAGAAGAGGACGTAGCCGAAGATGTTGCCGAAGAGGAAGAGGAAGAAGAGGCACCGCCTGTACGAGTTATTAAAGTTGCAAAGGCAAAGAAAGGCTCCAAGAAAGTTCCCGCCTGGTATTCCATTGAAGAACTCAAGCCCGAAAAGTACGAATTGTAAAAAAATGAAGCCTAAACGTTGGCGAAGGTAATCTATCAAATGTCCGCTGCTCGTGATAAAGTCCGTGCCGTAATTCGTGCCCGCTGTACCGCCTTAACACCCGCCGAACAATTAGACTTAGAACGAGGTATTTTCAACTTTACCCTTGAAGATGCGAAACGCCGTTCCGTCCGCCGAGTTTGGGAGAATCCTGAATTTCAAACATTATACGAGATTTGTGCTCGGCGTACCATCTCCAATATTGACACTTCATCATACGTCGGCAATGTACGTCTCATTGACCGTCTCAAGGAGGGGGAATTCAAACCACACGACATCGCCGCTATGCCGTTCACCGAATTACACCCCGAAAAGTGGGGCAACTACGTAGAAATGTCTATCAAGCGTGAAGCGAAGATGTTAGAAGTGGATAAATCGGCTGCGACCGATATGTTCCGCTGTTCTAAGTGCGGTAAGCGGGAATGTACTTACTATGAAATGCAGACCCGTTCCGCCGATGAACCGATGACCCAATTTATCCGCTGTCTCAACTGCGGTAAGCAGTGGCGTCAATAAACCGCCTCGGAGATAGGATGTTTTTAACTTTACTCACCTACAATACCCACGGTTTACCTTGGTCACGTGATACTTCTGTTGAAATTTGTGAATGGCTCAAAGAGCGCCGACCACAAATTATTTGTCTTCAGGAAGTGTTTGTAGAAGCGAACCGGCAATACTACAAAGAGCATTTAGAACGCAATGGCTATCGCGTTTGTATCCCACGAGACGGCGGAGTGACCCTGATGAGTAGTGGACTTTTAACCGCCTACCTAATATCCCGCTATGAATACGTAAATGAATGTTTTTATCCGTATCTGGACTATCACAACATTGAAATTTTTGCGAATAAGGGATTTTATGCCGTCATTATTCAAGAGCGGATTTCGCACCGCACTCTTGTAATCGCCAATACTCATATGCAAAGTGATACCGAATTAGAATTTATTGTTGGACGTAAAGTGACTCACGAAGTGCGAAAAGCACAGCATCGCCAGATTTTAGAGTCACTAACCACACCGAATGCGGTCCTAGTCGTCGGTGATATGAACTGCGAGCGTTCGCCTGAACCGCTTATACGTTATATGACACCCGTTGAAGAGAGTCGGTTGAAGAAATCAACGTTCTATTCAACCGGCGAAGATCTTGACCACGTCGCCTGGTTTCCCTTACAATGGGCGAGACCGAAATGTCAATTCTGTGATTTTATGCGCAACGGACCGCGTCTTCTCAATTGCCAAGTGTTCCAGAAACCTTGGAGCGACCACGCACCCGTCTTGTTCTCAATCTTCCTGCCCCTGATGATAAGTAGGAGAGGTTAGGGCTGACCCAAGCGATACGGGCTTTCCGTGTAGCCCTACGCCGTCTCGTTTGTCTCGGCATCTTATATCGGGATACGAAAATTTACATCGCTTTATAAGGGGGCGAAGATGGCAAAATCTACCATGTTATGGATTTATATAACTACGTTCGTTATATGCTTATTGGTTGTTGGAGTCACTTATTATTTTTACAACTCGTACGACGAATGTCTAGTCCTAGAAACAATTCAAACACCCAACGGTATGGTCCAAATTGTAAACGACGAATGTAAAGAGGCGCTTCCCCATACAACCGATCAAAATACAATTCGTATGACGAAAAAAGTATGGAGCGGCTCACGACGCAACGATGTACTTTTTCACGAAAGGGTCCATCTTGAGCAGAAGCGTGCGGCACGTGACTGGGCCGAATTCTACCGACGCTACTGGGAATACGACATTTCCGCCAAACCACCCACCGATCTACCTGCTAAATTTGTTAGAAATCTAAGACCCAATCCTGATACTCGTGCCGAACCTTGGGCTGTCTGGCGACGCCGTTATCTCTTCTTCCCGAACTACGCAAATCCCTCTGCTCCCTCTCTTAAAAATATACGCGTTAACGTCTGGGATATGCACGAAAAACGCCTGATTGACGTACCCGAAGAATGGAAGGAGATTTTCTGTCATGAAAATTCGTGTCCCTATCAATTTGAACACCCACACGAAATTTCGGCCGAATTTTTAACTCACGACAACCATTCTCCCGCCTCGGCACGTCTACAAACCTGGTGGAACGCAAATAAATATGTTTCGCGTACTCCATAAATCGTGTGTGAATAAAAATGGTTCTAAAAATTAGGAATGGAGAGTGTTGAGGTTATTCCGCCCGTTGCTCCTAGTCCTTTAGACTCCATGCGAGGACGAGGAAAACGAAGCGGTCTTTCCCATTCAAAATACACCATAACCGATAAGCACCCGAAAGTTAATAAATCAATTGTCATTCTGGTACTACCCGAAAACACATCTAACACTATAGTAGGGCATAAAAAATGAGCGAGAACCCTCCCAATGCCGCGGTTACGGCATCCAGAGGTTTAGACTTTTATTTATTCATTAACAAAGAATGGCAAGATACAACGAAAATCAAACCATACGATTCCAGTGTATCAGTAAGTGATGAGATAGAGACGCGTGTAGAAAATACTATTTTTGAAAGTATTGACCACGAACTCAAAACAAAACCAAACGACTCCGTCAGTCGTCTGGTCAAAAGTATCCTAACTCCAAAATTTCAAAAATACAATATCTACGACCTTCAACGCCTCTCTTCGTTGTTAGAATGCTTGAATACCAAAGAAGATGTCGCGCGTATGATTGGTAAGTTGAACCGTATTCAATCCAACGCTCCAATAAGTTTTGTAGTCGCCAATGACCGCTATATTCCTAACAAGCGATGCGTATACATGTACGAGCCCAAACTCGGCTTACCCGAAAAGCAGCAATACAAAAAGGGATTTGACACCAAAGCACTAGAATCATACACTCGCATTTTGAAAATCATCGGCAATATGCTACACGTTGAGAATCTTGAATCCGCAGTTGAGACCGAAACTCGTATTTTACCGTATCTATCGCCCGAAAACGACCGTGAAGATGTAATGTTTCCTTACAATCCTAAAAGTTTGAGTGACTTGACCCGTGCCTACGTCAATATCCCATGGAAAACCATAATGCTTGCCTGGGGTATGACACCTGCTATGGCTGCCTCTGCCACCTACATCATTACCAACGCAAATTACGTTGAACTACTTGACCGTATGTTTGAATCGTACACCATGGATATTTGGCGCAACTGGATACGAGCGCAGACCGTGGTCCATTTCATGAAATATCTACCCCCACCATTTGATGACCTCTATTTTCAACTTTGGGGTAAACAATTACAAGGTATAAGTGAAAAAATGCCTCAGCGCTTCTTAATGCTCATGATTCTCAAGGAAAATATTCCTCAAAATCTCGGTTATATTTACGTCAAACACGGAGTGGCGAAAAAACTCAAAGAGACGGCCACTAAACTTGTAGAGGATTTACGTACTGCGACAATTATGCGTATTCGCCAACTCAAATGGATGACCGACGAAACAAAGACGAAAGCGATTGAAAAAAGTAAATATATGATTTTCCAGGTCGCCTACCCAGATAAATGGAAGTTTGAACTGGACACGGTCAAAATAGACGATCGTCGTCTACTCACGAATCTATGGAGTCTCTCAAAATATGATACCGATAAGATGCTTCATGATCTCAAGCGGGGCAAGATTAACGAAAAAGAGAACTGGGAAGACGGAGTGTTTGAGGTAAATGCGTACTACTACAGCGATAAGAATATGATGGTTATTCCTGCCGGTATTTTACAATCCCCCTTTTTTGACTTGAAGCGTAGTGAAGCGTGGAATCTCGGTGGCATCGGTGCCGCCATCGGTCACGAAATAACCCACGGCTTTGATGACGACGGACGACTATACGACAAAAACGGAGTGATGAACGACTGGTGGTCACCGACCGATGCCGCCAAATACAAAGAGATGTCCAAAGCACTCGTTAACCTCTTCAACAAAGAGAAGTATATGGGTGGCAAGGTGAACGGCGAAATGACACTCTCCGAAAACATTGCCGACCTCGGTGGTCTCTCCATCGCCTTGGAGGCACTTGAAATGAAGTTTGCCGCTGGCAAATATTCGGCTGCCGCTAAAAAGAACGCTTACAAAGAATTCTTTACAAGTTATGCCATCTCTTGGCGCAATAAGGACCGACCAAAAAAGGCGGAACAATCGCTCTTACTGGATAAACACGCTCCTGCGCATCTTCGTGTAAATTTAATTGTACGCCAGTTCGCCGAATTTTACACAGCATTTGATATTACTGAGGCTGATCCCGGTTATATTCCACCAGACCAGCGTATTCAACTATGGTAATTATAGCAAGAGCAAATCATTTAGCCGCCATACTTCATAAGTACCATCGGGTAAAGGACGCTTAACGATAAGTGGTAGGCGACGAGCTTCCAATTCCATCTTCGCAATTTGATACGAATCGTTTTCACCCGTTGGAACTAAAATATACGGTTTCGCACCGTTATTGATTTGACTGGCACGAAAACTAATACATTTCGTCTTTTCGTAATTGGTTAGGAAAGGATATGTGGTATGATTCGCATCTAATAGTGAAATATCACGCAACGATGTGACCATATCAGTCGGTAGAACTTCACTATTTTCACCGGGTGTTTGAATCACTAATCCCTCCTGAATTTGTTCATCATACGGAATCCAGATTTCGGGATGTTGCTTGAAAAGTTTAACAACATCGGCCGCTTCAGCACGTTGCTGTTCTGTCTGTTCCTCTTCAACTTCTTCTACGACATCACCATCTTCATATTCTTCTTCAATGATTTCATCTTCTACTTCGTTAGCGTATTCGTCCATCTTACCTATACACCTCTTTGGAATTAAGAAATCAATTTTGTTCACAATTTAAATAGACCCTTTTAGGATGACATCAATGGTAGATGATATTGATAGTATGCTTGGACTCCCGAAGATGGAGGGAGGTGCTATAGATAGAAGTTTTTCCGTCATGACACTCGACGAAATATTAGATAAGAAAACGGACGTCCAAACTGTTCCAATTATTATGACCGAAAAGACACCCACCGGTACACGCGATATAGGCGATTTAGGTAGTTTTTTACTCAGCACCGGACTACAGGCAACAGATATTCTCGGTCTCAACGGTGAGGCAGTGCGCAAACTCATCAACACACCAAGTGAAAAAGTAGATGCTATTAATCCTAAACTATTTTTGGTCAAAAATCTATATGAAGGTGTGGACGAGCTCGTAGAAAAACAGGTCGTATTTATTTCTCTCTTTCACCATTTATTCTTCTTAGCAAAACTGGCAAAAACAGCCGATTTCCCATCATTTACCGATTCGTTTGCCAATAAATTCGCCGCCGTCCAAAAAGGGGTACAAGAGATTAAGGGTGATATTAAGATAGAGGAGGCAGAAAAGAGCACAGTAGCCGGTGCGGCCGATATTTCTACCGAGGCGGGTTTTGATTCAACCTCAATACACGAGGGTAGCCAGGGAGCACCAGTATCATCGTCCATCTTTGGAGTCAGTTTCAGTGAAATTGCCAAATTTTGGAATGAATTGAACACAAAGATTACATTGGCTGAAACTATTGAAATATTCAAAAAGAGTCCAGGTGAAATTTACGACTGGTTTGTTTTAGGATTGGCGAAACCAAGTGCCGCTCCTGCTGCCGCTCCTGCTCCTGCTGCCGCCGTATCCACCGAAGTAAACACCAGTGAAGTAAAAGCGGAAGCAGCGACAGCACCCGCATTAGGTACTATCGCCGAAGAGTCTACACCAGAATCCAAAGAGGTGAATACCAGTGAAGTGAAGGCGACCGGTGCTACTACACCCGCATTAGGTACAATTGCTGAAGAGCCTGCTCCTGAATCCAAAGAGGTGAATACCAGTAAAGTGAAGGCATTAGGTGTTATTCCAGAAGAGACCCCTGCCAGTGTAGTATCAGCGAACTCGGCAGCCTCCTCCAAAAAATCACCAGCGAGCGTAATACCTGAAAAAGTTGTATCGCCAAATATCAAAAAATTCATTGACGAAAAGTTTGCCGAAAGTGGACGTAGTGAGGCACCACCAGATGAAGAAAACCCAGTAAAAACTCCAAAAACAT